CCTAATTCCTGTGTAGTTACAGCAGAATTTATATAATCAAATGTTCTTGGTTTTTCTACATCAATAAAAGATGGAGCGAATTGTTCTATTCTATAACCATCTACATATGAACTACCTGCTGATATGTGTACAGTAAGAAATTTTTCATCAGCAGTATTACCACTATCAGTTGTTGTGCCAGAAGAATATATACCATTGTTTACTGAATCATCTAAAGTTTCTCTTAACTCAATACTATATGGTTTTACAGTATAATTTCCTGATTCTTCAAAAGTTCTTTTTGCAATATTATCACCTAAAATAGAATAATCTCCACTAGGTCTAACTTCTCTTTCTAAAACTCCATTTTTAATTCTTAATAATTCTACAAAGTTTGTATCTTCAGATGAGCCTATTGCAAGTTTTGATAATGCACAAGAAATTTTTAATCTATGAGCACCTTTAGCTGCATAATTAGTAGCGCCAGTTGCATTATCTTGAAGTGAAGTATCTGCTTCTGGTGTTACAAGTGTTTCTGTAATTGTTAATCCAACTCTATATGATGGTGTATTAGTATATTTGTCTAAAATAATTCTTTCGGCAGCAACTTGTACAAAGTGTCCACGAATAAAATAAACACCCGCTTGTATGTTACAAGAAGAACCAGTTGCAGTTGCGTCTGTTGCTTTAGTTGTTGCTGAAGCCGCATCTGCAGAGTAACTTCCGATTGCACCATCTGAAGAAATATTTTCTCCATCACTAAAAGTAGTTAATATATTATTAGTTCCAGTTTTTGTATATTTTACATAAAGAGTAATTTCGTCAGTTGAAGTAGCAGCAACTGCTTCGATAACTTCTGCAACAACACCAGATGTTGCACCAGTAATTCTAGTTCCGACATAATCAGAAATATTACCTGCGATAGAAGCACTACTAAATGTGTCTTGTAATTTTACTGCATAATAGTCAGTAGTATAACCTACATTACCAGGAATTACCATTGCACCTTCTTTGAAAGTGTGTCTACCAAATTTATCAATTTGATTTTGTAAAATAGTTTGAAGTGTTGTTAATTCTCTTGCTTGTACTGCATATGATGGTCTAAATAAAACTCGGTGAAAATTATCCGATTCATCAAAGTCATCATAGTAAGGACTTACATTTAAATTTGTTTTTTCCATAGTTCAACCTTACTCTTAAAATTCAATAATTAATTTAATATCTTCTGTTTGGTCACTCGCTCTCGATATTGGTCTTCTACTTTCTGTATATAAGATATCGCCACTATCGTGTTCAATTTCTTCATTTGCAAATCCATTAGTAAAAGTAATAGTTGAATCACCAGTATCTACAGAACTATCTGCATCTGCATCTGGTGCTCCAGTTGCACTAGAAGTTGCACCAGTAATTGTATGAGTTCCACTAAATGCATCTTTATTTCCATCACTTGGAGTTCCAAAATCAGCAAATCGTTCTTGCTGATAATAAAGGATTCGGAGAGTTGAATCATATTCTACAACTTTTCCAACTGCACCAGTAGTTGCTTGTGATATTTTTTCATCTGCTTGAAAACTTCCAGCACCACTTGCTAATTTTATAGCTTTAACAGAACGAAGTGTGGATGCTGTTGAAACAGTTGTTGTTCCATAATTGTATGGGTCTTGTATTAATGATACTTGTCTAAAATCATTTCCTGTAAGGAAGTCATCTCCTTCTGCTTGTGTAAGAGTTGTGTGCAACATTACATAATGTCCACCTAATTCTTTTACTGCATTGTCACCATGTCCTTCTTTCGGCCCGATAACTACTGATACAGCACCACCACTACCACCACCAACATTTGTAGCGGTACTTAAAGAAGCATCACTATAAATTTCATTAGAAGCTAACGATACAGTACCGTGAGTATATCCAGCTCCAGCGGCATGAATAGTTGTATCAGTTCCAGCAGTTAATCCAAAACTTGCGATTGCATTACTAGCGATTGTAATTCTTATAATTGCACCAGATGATGTTCCAGAACTTGTACCATCACCATGAACAGGTGCATAGTAAGTTCCATTTGTATAACCACTTCCAGCAGTTACTATAACTGAATCTATTGCACCATCAGTTGCAGCTGCTGAAACTGTACTATCAGTTGATACTGGTATGTAATCAGTTGTTAAAAAGTTTGCAACTTCTGAACTTGTAAGTGTGTACATATATTGAAGAACATATCCACCTATTGCGTGAGGAGCAGTAGAAGTTGAAGATGGCTCAGCACCAGAGTAGTTAGTTCCACCATTATTATCTAAAACTTTATAAACTTTATAATCACTTGTCATAAAATAAAAAGTTGAATCATAAAGATTACTTGCACCAGATGTTGTGGTATTTGAAGAACTGATATTATGTTCGTACATATCATAAGTTGTACTGTTTGCCCAATTTCTTCTAGGTATTACATAACTAACATCACTAGATGTTAATTTTTTAGCTGCAATCATACTATCCCAAAGATAAAATTCTGAACTTACATCATCTACTGGTGTAGGTGGAGATAAATCTGTTCCACCACTTGTATCACTAGTAAATGAAATAGGTTTTCCTATTCCTATGTAATAGGTATCCGCTGAAGATTCGCTTAACGATTCTAAGAATTGTTCTGCGTTGTGTAGTCTAAACTTTTCTGTAATTATTGCAGCCATTTTTTATTTCCTTTCCTTATATTTATACATTTTTTATAGAATAACAAAATTAAATATTGCAGTTGAATCGTTTGCAAGTGTGCCTCCACTTCTATTTGTAAATGCAAATTTGAATGAGCCAGAAGCTATCGTGTGAACATGAACATCTGCATTAATACTAGCAGCACCTACAATAGTAGATGTTGCTAAAACTTTAGATGAAGTTACTGTAACATCTGCATGTCGAGCATCATCAGCTAAAGTTCCACCCAATGTTAATGTATGAGAAATTGAATTCACATTACTTGTTACTGCACCAGAACTTGATGCAACATCAGATGAAGATGCAGTCTTTGTTGCGACTATACCACCAGTTGTAGTTAATACACCAGCAAGAGTTGCATCAGCACCACTAAAAGTAAGTGCAGTTGTTAATCCTGAGCCAGTCCTTAATTGTAATTGTCCACTAGAATTTATGAAAGCCCCAAAGAGAGTTCCGCCATCTTTTAATCCTATCGTTGCACCATCAGAATCTAAAATTAAATCACCAACAACATCAAGCGTAAAATCAGCAGGTGCTTCAATCTTAGCTGTAGTAAATGTTCCTATAGTAGTTCCGTCACCTATCTTGCCATAGATTTCAATAAAGTTATCATTAACTTTATCTATGCCATCACGAAGTGTATCACCCGTTCCATCATTTGCACTTGAGCCAATTCCTACTAGTTGTCTTGCCATTTATAATATTTCCTCTTTTTTATTTATTAAACCTTACTCATTTAATCTGCTTCAGCAATAGTATTACCTGCGTCTACCCATGCTAGTATTTGTCTATAATCTTTATTACTTGTATTTAATGGAACTGCTGATAATGTGCCATCAGTATAAACAACTACATATTCGTTAGCAAAATTACCTGCACTATCATTTATTTTTTTAACAGTATTAATTGTCCTTGCCATTATAATTCTGCCTCCACAATATGTCCGTAGTAATATCCTATACCAGAATTAAATCCACTTGATTTATTTGCAAACAAATAACCCATATCGGTTATGTGTTGTGCTACAACTCCAGTTATTTTAGCTGCATCGTGTATAGTGTACACAGCGCCTGACGTGCCGTCTTGATGATACAATGTTACAGTAGGCGTTGTACGTTTACGAGTATTAAATCTATTACCTTGAGCTGCATCTGTTGATGCATTATAAGTTGCACTACCACATCCAAACTTTACTTGTTGACCTTGAAATGCAGAATCATCACCCCATCCTAAAGATGTTTCATAATATCTTTCACAGTCAAGCATAGTTTGTTGTATAGGTTTTCTTACAAATGGATTTGCAGCTACACCAGTTTCTAGTTGCACATCTGTAATAAACAAACTATCATCTACTTCTACGTCAGTAACTCCTGACCAGATAAAGACTAATAGGTTTCCTGTAGAACTAGTATCTACTAATATGTTTTCTATTTTGTATTCTGCAAATGATGTTGTAGGATTTAAATTAGCAGGTGTATTTTCATATGTAGCATTAGTAATTAATGTTGGATTAGTTCCTTCTGCCTGCCAGTTACTTACTATATCACTTGTTACTGAATCTGCTGTACCACTCCATGATACTACCGCTGCTCTTACATCGTCTATACTAGCATCAGATGCTTTCATTTTAAACGAAAGACTTACTCTGCCACTAGTCCCAATTGCATCATGACAATTAATATTTTCTATTATCTGTACTATTCCAAATTTTTTATCTGCTGTTTCTACTTCAAGTTGTATAGTCTTAGCAGAGCCATCGATAGGTGAAGTATCTGATTGTTTTACATCTACAATGTTATTTCCATCTGACAATAGTATCCATCTATCTAGTGTGTAACTGTCATCTGCGTTAGTTGTTGTAGATACACTATCGACTTGAGCATCTGTTATTGTAGCACCTCTTTGTGCCACAACCATGTCACCATTTATAATCATGTTGTTTACTGCACCAGTACGAACTGGGTTTTGACTAAAAGTTACAATACCAGTAGATGCAATTGCGATTGCATCGGTATCACTTGCACTACCTATGTTACCTGCATCTGGTATAACTATGTTACCACCAGTAGTCATTAAACCACCACCAGTATAAGTTCCAGATACATCTAAGTTGGCATTAGCATCAACCAAAGTTGCGTTTAATTCTATTTCATCTGTTGCATTGATATCTAATACTGTTGCACTAGCACCTTGTATAAATTGACTAGCATCATTGAACATCAATTTGTTTGTTGAGTTAAGTGTTAGTCCACTACCATCTGTATGTGTTAGTGTTGTATCACTATCTGCACCAAAACTTAATACAGCAGAATCAGAGATTAATCGTAAATCATCTCCAACCGATAAATCAGCAGCGACACCTGCACCGCCTCCAACTGTTAATGCACCAGTTGTTGAGTTAGTTGAAGCAGTAGTTGCTGTAACTGCAACAACACCACCAGAACTAATTGTAATTGCATTTGTATCTGATGCACTACCTATGTTACCTGCATCTGGTATAACTATATTTCCACCAGTTGTTAATAATCCGCCACCAGTAATTGCACTATTAAATGTAGCGGCTCCTGCTTCACTTCCATCAAGAGTTAACATAGTGATATCGGCAGAAGCATCTGTTCCTTTAAATATTATATCTGTATTGTTAGCAGCGGCATCTATTGTAATATTTCCAGATGAAGTAGTTATGTTAACAGCAGCATCACCAGTAGTTATATTATCAGCAGCTGTCTGTGAACTAGCGACTAAAGCATTAAAATTTGTTTCTAATTCATTAATCGCACCAACTATATCTGTTGCTGAAGTTGTAAGTTGGTCACCTTGTGAACTTCCAGTAACATTACCTACGTCAGTTGCAAGTTCATTAAACTCAACTCTCCATTCTTCTAGTGTAGATGTTGTGGGTGTATTTCTTGTTGCCATTACTAATTCCTTTTCCTTATATTTATAATGTTATGCCGAGTTATCATCAAATTTTAATGATGATGAATCAAATGTAAAATTCGTATTTGAATATCTTTCATTTAAAAATTTACCACCTGTTACATGTCCAGGTATTTTTGCATTTACAAACTCTGTATAAAATGCTTCTCTTGGTATTTTTGGTGTACCTGCTGTATTATCTTCCAACTGTAAATAAGGTGGCGATGTTCCTGTTCCTGCTTCTAATTCTATGAAATTTATATCATCACCATATGAATCTTCTAAAAGAAATTCGCATTGTGTTGATATAGATTTAATAGTAACAGAGCCAAATTGTTGAAATGGCATAAACCTACTATGACCATCTGTATTATCTGATACTGCCATTATTTGTCGACCTGCCCAATTTAATCCTATTGATGTTCCGTTTTCAAATATTACTTCATCTCCATCTTCATTTAACAATGCTTCACCATCTTCTAGTTGTATCGTAAACATTGATGGTGGGTGTGTAAATAATGATAATGGTATTTCTGATAAAGTTGGTTTTCCGTATCCAAAACTTGCTTTAGTTGTTGTACGAATTAATGGTAATTTAATAGTATGAGAAGATGTTAAAGTTACATCTCTTTGTCCTGCTGTTAATGCAGAGTCAACACCAACTGCTGGACTTGAATTTGCTGAACTACCATCTGTACTTGTTCCAAGTCTTCTACCAAATACTGTTTTGAAAATAGTTTCAAATGTTGATGCAAGTTCTGGAGTAAATGTATCATCTCCTTCGAATCCACTTACATCAGTACCAGCAGGTGTTTTTATTCTTGCAGAAACTAAAGTTGCTAAAGATACTTTACCAAATTCTTGCCACCCAGCTGGGTGTGTTGATTTTTTTAATGCATCTCTATATTCACTAAGAGATTGTCCAACTGCAATTTCATAAGAATAATCTTGATAATAATAACTATCTTGAATTCTCGCTGCGTCTTCACTTACTTTACCTTTATCATTA